TCCGGGCGTCGGCGGCCAACCCCCAGCAGCTCGAGGCCTGGCTCGAGGGCTCCTGGGACATCACGTCGGGCGGCATGTTCGACGACCTCTGGGCCTCCCTGGTGCACGTCGTCCCGCACTTCCAGGTGCCACGGTCCTGGATCATCGACCGCAGCTTCGACTGGGGCTCGTCGAAGCCGTTCTCGGTCGGCTGGTGGGCCGAGTCGGACGGCACGGAGCTCACCCTGCCGTCGGGCCGCGTCCTCCGCACCGTGCCGGGCGACCTCTTCCGCATCGCCGAGTGGTACGGCTGCAAGAAGGGCGAGGAGAACAAGGGCCTGAACATGCTCGCCGGGGACATAGCCGACGGCATCCGCTTCAGGGAGATGGCAATGGGCCTGGCGGGACGGGTCAAGCCCGGGCCGGCCGACTCCTCCATCTACGACGAGGAGAACGGCGTCTGCATCGCCAGGGACATGGAGAAGCGGGGCGTGAAGTGGGAGAGGGCCGACAAGGGGCCAGGCTCCCGCAAGCAGGGGTGGCAGCAGATGCGCAAGCTGCTGGCCGGCGCGGCCAACCTGGACGAGGAGGGCAAGCCCAGGACGGGCCTGCCCAGGGAGCGCCCGGGCCTGTTCGTGGTGGGCGAGCGCTGCCCCGACTTCCTGCGTGCGGTCCCGCACATCGTGCGCTCCGACAAGGACCCGGACGACGTCGACACGGACGCCGAGGACCACGCGGCCGACGAGGCCCGCTACCGGGCGCGCTTCAAGCGGAAGGTCGTCCGCCAGGGCAGCTTCTGATGGCGTACGGCCCGCCCGGGGCACGGCATCATGCATCCATACCTCGACACGCAGACGACAGGCTGCGCTAGACTTGGGTGGGACTAACCCCTTGAAGGTTACGAATCCCTAGCAGTGGTATCTACGCCTGTCTGACTGATGCCGATGGGCCACTAGCCCAGGTCCGTGAAGCCGGGCCCACCGACGATCCGACAAGGCCGGGGAGGTGTATGACAGCAACAGCGGAGGGCGTCGCCGGTTGAGTGGCCCTCTTAGCGTGCCCCCACGCATCAGTCCTTCAGAGCCCACCTCGTGTGGGCTCTGTCGTTTTTGAAATGAGGGCGTACAGTCGATGGCGGAGGGCGCATGATGGTCTCTCCCTCATACTGGAGACCAACATGGACTTCCTCCGCTTCATGGCCAAGTGCGTCGGCGCGCTGCTGCTGCTGCTCTTCCTCATCGCCTTCTCCCGCGGCTTCCTCGGCTACCTGGCATCCCACTGACCCGGGGTCCGCTGGCTTACAGTACGTGGGCTCCCGGTGCAGTATCGGGCGATCGAAAGCCATCGCCCAGGAGAGCCCCGTGACCAAGAAAGAAGCCGACGTCTCCACGCCGTCGTCAGCCCACAACACCATGAGCCCGCGCTGGGAGTTGGTGGACGCCCTCCTCGGCGGCACCGAGGCCATGCGCGCGGCGGGCAAGAAGTTCCTCCCGCAGCACGAGCAGGAGAGCGACAGGAACTACTCGAACCGCCTGTCCCGGGCGGTCCTCCTCAACATGTTCGACTCCACGCTGGACACCCTGTCCGGCCGCCCCTTCGAGGAGGAGGTCGTCTACGGCGACGACGTGCCCGAGCCGATCGTCGACCAGGTGCTCGACGACGTCGACATGCAGGGCCAGGCCCTCCAGCCCTTCTGCCAGGCCTGGTTCCGCGAGTCCTGGGCCAAGGGCCTCTCCCACGTCCTGGTGGACCAGCCTCAGAGGAGCCAGCCGACGGACGCCGCGGGCAACCCCCGGCCCCGCACCCTCGAGGACGACCGCCGCGAGGGGGTACGCCCCTACTGGGTCCTCATCCGCCCCGAGAACCTGCTGGCCGCGTACGGCGAGGTCATCGACGGACGGGAGGTGCTGACACACATCCGCATCCTGGAGACCTCCGTCGAACGCGTCGGCTTCGAGGAGGTGCACGTGCAGCGGATCAGGGTGCTCGAGCCCGGCACGTGGGCCATCTGGGAGCAGGACGGCGACAAGAAGAAGTGGGCCCAGACGTCGGAAGGCACGACCGGCCTCGACAAGATCCCGCTGGTGACCTTCTACGCCGGCAAGCGGGAGGGCATGATGCTGTGCCAGCCCCCGCTGCTCGGCCTGGCGCACCTCAACATTGCGCACTGGCAGTCTGCGGCTGACCAGCGCAACGTCCTCACCGTGGCGCGCTTCCCCATTTTGGCGGGCAAGGGCATCGACGAGGACTCCAAGATCACGATCGGCCCGAACAACTACCTGACCTCGACCGAGGGCGGGGAGTGGTACTACGTCGAGCACACGGGCGCGGCGATCGAGGCGGGGCGCAAGGACCTCGAGGACCTCGAGAACCAGATGGCCTCCTACGGCGCGGAGTACCTGCGCAAGAAGCCCGGCGGCGAGACGGCGACGGCCAGGGCCCTCGACTCGGCCGAGACCTCGTCCTACCTGAGCATGACGGTCCAGCGCTTTGAGGACTGCGTCGCGCAGGCGCTGCAGCTGACCGCCGAGTGGATGGGCCTGGACGAGGGCGGCACGGTCGACCTCGCCGACATCGACGAGGAGCCGGCCGGGACCGAGGCCCCGCAGCTCGACACCCTCACCAAGGCCCGCGCCGCACGCGACCTCTCCCGCGAGAACTACCTGGGCGAGCTGAAGCGCCGCGGCGTCCTGTGCGAGGACTTCGACCTGGAGAAGAACCAGGGGCAGCTGGACGCGGAGGCCCCGACCGACGGGCTCAACGGCATGTACGCCGGCGGCGCGGGCACGGGCGGCCTGGGCGGGGCTGAGTGATGCCGACCCCCGCCAACGAGCTGCTGTACGACGCGTCCATCCGCCACCAGGTCAAGCTCCTGCGCTACAGCGCGGGCCAGGCCAGGGCGGTCGCCAAGCTCCTGAAGGCCTCCGACGACGAGCTGGTAGCCAAGCTGCAGACGGAGCTGACCGAGACGTCCGAGGCGCGCCTGAAGGCCCTCCTGGTCGACATCCGGAGGCAGCGGACGGCCCTGGCGGAGCGCCTGGGCGAGGAGATCCAGAAGGACGCCGCCGAGCTGGCGGGCAACGAGGCCGAGTGGGAGGTGGAGGCCATCCGGGCGGCCTGCCCGGTCGAGCTCAAGCTCAACGCCGTCCCGGAGGCGACGCTCAAGACGCTGGCCTCCCGGCCGATCAACGGCGTGCCCCTCGAGGGCTGGCTCGGCACCCTCAAGGCCGGCGACGTCTCGAGGATCGAGCAGGCGATCAGGCTGGGCGTCTCCCAGGGCGAGACCCTGGACCAGATGGTCAAGCGGATCCGCGGCACGCGGGCGAACAACTACGAGGACGGGATCACCGCCATCACGAGGCGCAACGCCCAGACCATCGCGCGCACCGCCGTCAACCACGTCTCCAACGCTGCACGCCAGGAGGTCTGGAATGCCAACGCGGACATCATCTCGGGGGTGCGCTGGGTTGCCACCCTGGACGGCCGCACCTCGGACGTCTGCCGCGGCCGGGACGGGCAGATCTACCCCATCGACTCCGGGCCGCGTCCTCCCGCGCACCCGGGCTGCCGCTCGACCACCACGCCCGTCCTGGATGGCGAGCAGATCCTGGGTGACAGGCCCTTCGTCCGCGACTCCAGGACCCGCGCCGCACGCGAGGTAGACTTCCGCCGAGAGGCCAAGGAGGCCGCCGGCGACAAGTGGAAGGGCATGAGCCAGGCGGAGCGCACCTCGGCCATCAAGGCCCGCCGGGACAAGTGGGCGGACGAGAACATCGGGCAGGTGCCGTCGGTCCAGACCTACGACCAGTGGCTCCGCAAGCAGCCCGGCGCCTTCCAGGACGAGGTGCTGGGCAAGGCCAAGGCGGAGATCTTCCGCAAGGGCGCGACCCTCGACAAGTTCGTCGACGAGCAGGGCAAGCCCTACACGATCGCCGAGCTGAAGGCGGCCACCTCGCAGGACAAGCTGAACGTCGTCCAGCCGGGCGTCGGCATGAAGGCCAAGGCGCTCCTGCAGCAGGGCCTCTCGACGCCGGAGGTGCTCGCCCACATTCAGGCCGAGTTCCCCGACGCGAGCACGTCGGCCGCGTCGATCGCCTCGTACAAGACCGAGCTGAAGAAGGCGGGCGCGCTCGACCAGCTCGTGGGGCAGCTTCCGTCGGGCGGGATCAAGCAGGCCCAGAGCGTGGCCGCGGTCGTCGAGAACCTCGAGATGCACCTGCCGGCCGGCGTGAAGCACGCGATCGGCGGGCAGTGGGCGAACGTCGTCGAGGACCTGGGCGGGATGCCCGGGGCGTACGGCTACTACGAGGCCGGCAAGGGCGTGCTGCTCAGCGGGAAGAAGCTGTCGGCCATCTCCCAGCAGCAGGCACAGCAGGTCGCGGCCCACGAGCTCGGCCACCTGCTCCACAAGCAGCACGACCTCAAGCTGAACCACCCGATGGACTTCGCCGAGCTCCTCAGCGCGGGCGACAAGAAGCTGTACGGCTACTACCTCTCGCACGAGGACGAGCTGACGGCGGAGATCCTCGCGCAGGCGCTCAGCCCCTCCCCGCTGACGTCCCAGGGCCTGTCGGCCATCGAGTTCAACAAGGCCTTCCAGGGGTCCGTGGCGGAGGCCAAGCAGCTCCTGCTGGACAAGTTCCCGGTCCCGCACCCGGACGCGCCCAAGCCGCCCATGGGCGCGCCGTCCGTGCCGTACGAGGTCGCAGGCCAGCACAAGACCGTCGGCGGCCTGGCGAAGGCCCTCCTGCAGCAGGGCCTGCCGGACGACGGGGTGCTCGCGGCGGTGAAGGCTCAGTTCCCGGACGCCAAGACGACCAAGGCGTCCCTCGCGTCCTACAAGGTCGAGCTGAAGAAGGCGGGCCTACTCCCGAACAAGGCCTCGGGGCCGACGGTGACCGTGAAGGCGGTGCCCGACGTCGCCCCGGTGCCTGGCGTGCCGAAGGCCGTGCCAGCCGCAGTTCCCGCCAAGTCCAACTTTGACCTGGCGATGGAGGCGTACGCGGAGGGCAATACTGGGGCTCTCGGCCTGCAGGATGCCCTCAAGGCCCACGGGGTCGAGGTGACCACGGAGGAGGCCAAGGCCCTGAAGGCCCAGGTCATACAGGCGCTCGAGGAGGCCTCCGCGCTCGCGGCCAAGGCGGCCAAGCCGGCGGGCATGCCCAAGCCCGCGCTGTACGGGACGACCGACGAGGACATCCTCTACACTGTCGACGAGGTGAAGGAGCTCATCGCCAAGAAGCAGTACCCCGAGCACATGAGCCCTGAGCAGGCCGCGCTCGCCCTGCTGACCGAGGAGTACACGTGGTCCAAGCCGGCCGCGGAGGAGATCATCGAGCTGGCGATGTACCAGCTGGCCCAGGAGACCGGGCTGGCAACGGCCCCGGCCAAGACGGCCCTCGACCACGTGGTGGAGCTCATCAGCTCGGGCAATACCGACACCTTTGCCTATGGGACCATCCTCAAGGAGAAGGGCTTCGTTCTCTCCTACGACCAGATCGCTGAGCTGAAGGCCCAGGCCAAGGCTCTGGGCGCAAAGCCGCCGGGCAAGGCCAAGGCGCCCGTGGAGTACATGCAGGAGGTTCTCAAGTCGATCCCCGCGGGAACCAAGGTGCTCGCGGACGACTTCAAGAAGGCACTCGCCAAGGCGGGCATGCAGGGCGCCGAGGGGCTGAGCGCCGACCAGCTAAAGGCCCTGGTCGCGGAGGCCAAGGCCCTGGGGGTAAAGCAGCCGCCGCCGCCGCCGCCGCCCGCGCCGCCCAAGGACGTGCCAGGCCTCAAGACGCCCAAGCTCGCCGGCAAGCAGCTCGGCTCCGTGTCATCCCAGTCCCTCGCCAAGCTCAAGACGTACTTCGCGGGCGGAGGGGACGTGCCGGGGGCACACACCATGCTGGGCAACATCTTCGGCACCTCGTACAAGCCCGACATGGGCATGGACCTCATCGAGCTGGCGCAGTACGAGGTGACGACGGGCAAGATCGTCGCCAAGCCGTACCTGGCGGCGTCCTACACCGCCGCGGACCTGGCAGCAGCGGAGGCCGCCAAGTCTGCGTCCAAGGCGGCCGCCAAGGCAGACCTGCTGAAGGCCATTGGCGTGCCCGCCAGGCCGGCGCTCACCCCGCGCGAGGGCATACCCCCGCCCCCAAGGTTTAACAACCAACAGCGGCGTGCAGCCATTGAGCACTATGATAGGCTCAGCGAGTCTGTCACCAAGAAAATCAACGCTGCCCAGAAGGCCGCGGGCCTGCCGGAGGTGACCGTGGAGGAGGCCTCGGCCATCCACGCCTACACGGGCTCGACGTACACGGTCCTGAACAAGTCACTCCGCAAGGGGGACTACCAGACCAACCTGGCGCTCCAGGCGTACGTCGAGGCCGCGCAGCACGGCATGGCGAAGATGCCCAAGTTTGTCGGCATGACGTCCAGGGGCATGTCGATCTCCGAGGGCGACCTGGACAAGGTGCTGTCGGTCTACAGGGTGGGCCAGGTGGTGGAGGAGGCCTCGTTCATCTCGACCTCGGCGGGCGACAAGGCCGCCTTTGGCGGCAACGTGCTCATCCGTATCATTGGCAAGAGGGGCGTCGACGTGGCGCCCTTCAGCAAGTACCCGGGGGAGCGCGAGGTGCTGTACATGCCCGGCACGCGCCTGAAGGTCCTCTCGGCCGAGGTCGACACTTACAGTGGGAAGCACATCATCACAATGGAGGAAATCTGATGGAAGACTTTGAGCCGGGGCCCGGCTGGGCGGAGAAGACGGGCTTCGCCCCGGGCGTGCCCGAGGACGACGTGGCCATCCCGGTCGTGCGCTACCAGGCGCTGATGGGCAACGTGTACACCCTGGTCCGCTGGCAGGATGGGTCGACCGTCCGCGGCGAAGTGCCGCTGGCCGAGCTCGTCGCCCTGGTCAGTGGGCCCGTGCGCGAGGGCTGGTATGACGCGGCCGGCGCGTACCTGGGGGCGTCGATCTCCCTGGAGTAAACACTGGCTCCCAATGCGCTAGGGCCGCGGTAACTTGCAGGTCTACAACCAACCCGGGCGCGAAGCCCGAACAACCCCGCGCGATGCGGAGAAGGAGAAGCAAGCATGGATTTTGTCTTCGGCGAGAATACGACGGTGGCGGACATCAACAAGGTCCCCGAGCAGTTCCGCGGGCTGTACGCCCAGGGCGACAGTGGGTTCACCCTGAAGGACGACTACAAGGGCGTCGTGGGCGCGGTCGACGGCCTGAACAAGTCCCTGAAGGCATCCCGCCGCGAGGCCGAGGACTTCCGCAAGAGCCGCGTCGACGTGGGCGCCTACGCCGCCGTCGGCCAGCTGCTGGGCCTTGAGGGCGACGAGGCGACGAGCGCCGAGTCGATGCGCGCCGCCGCCGAGAAGATCATCAGCGAGTCCAAGGACGGCAAGGTCAACTGGGAGAAGATGAAGGGCAGCCTCGAGCAGGGCTACAAGAAGCAGCTCGAGGGCAAGGACGGCGAGCTGTCGGCCATGGGCAAGACCCTGCAGAAGTACCTGGTGACGACCGCGGCCGTCCAGGCCATCGCATCCAACAAGGGCGTGCCGGAGCTGCTCCTGCCACACATCCAGGGGCAGACCAAGGTCATCAAGGAGGGCGAGGACTACGTGGTCCGCGTCGTCGACCAGGCGGGCGACCCGCGCGGCAACGCCTCCGGCGGCTTCATGACCGTCGAGGACCTGGTGAAGGAGATGAAGGCGAGCACCGTCTTCGGGCGTGCCTTCGAGAGCGAGGCCAAGGGCGGCAGCGGCACCCCGCCGGGCAGCCAGCAGCGCCAGCAGCAGCAGGGGCGTGAGCTCTCGGCGACCGAGAAGATCGCCCAGGGCCTGGCGAAGCGCCAGCAGCGCGGATAGAACGAGGTTAGGATGGTCCAGGGGCACTTCGGTGCCCCCTTTTCCATTGTGCCTAGCGTGTTCTAGCCGCCGTGAGGAACGACACGACCTGGGCCTCCAGGTGGGGCCACTCGATTACGCGGTGGAGGAGCCTCGGCTCAGGCAGCTCCCGTGCCATGAGCCCCCACAGGCTCCCCGCCACTGCGGCCACCGAGTCCGAGTCCCCGTCGTGACAGATGGCCAGCATCAGCAGCTCCTCGAAGGACCCCGCCTGCGCCACGGCCCACAGGGCCATCTCCACGCACTCCTTCGCGTAGAAGCCCGCCCCGAGTGCGCGGATCGAGGCCGCCGACCGGATGCTGTGGGGTATCGCCAGGGCCGCAGAGGGCCCCTCATTCATGAGCAGGTCGGCGAAGGCCATGTACTGGCTCACGGCGTCCAGGTTCTCGGCGTGGTCGTGGGTCACGGAGGAGGACTCCATGGCGATCCTGAATCGCTGCCCGTACTGGTAGGGCAGGCACACGAAGGGCAGCAGCTTCATCACGGACCCACAGCCCCTCGCGGTGTTCTGCGCCCGGGTGCCGCGCTCCTTGAGCTCCCGCAGCGAGGACATGGTCGCCGTGCCCGGGGCCCGCGACGCGTTGAAGCAGTCTGGGACCTCCGAGCAGCCCACCGTCTGCGTGTCGTACCAGTTCTGGTACTCGATGAGCAGGGCCTTCTTGGTGTCCTCACCATGGACCAAATGGCGCTCCATGGCCCGCAGGCCGAAGTAGGCCATCTGGGTGTCGTCCGTGATGCCCACCCGGCTCTGGGCGCGGATGTGCTTGAGCACCTCGGCGGTCTTGATGCTCCGCTGGAACTCAAACTTGTTGCCGAGGGCATCGCCCACGGCCTGGCAAGCCAGTGCGGCCAGCAGTGCGTTCTTCATGTTTTTTCCCCTTGGCATGTCAGTGGCCCGCCCCGAAGGACGAGTTGGCCATCCGCTCTACGAGCATGTAGGACCACAGATCGAGGACAGGCCCCTCCAGCAGAGTGGCGTTGCCGAAGTCGTCCATGATGAAGACGCCGACGTTGAAATCCCATGTGCCGAGTATGTGGACGGGCAGGGCGTCCTCCATCTGCTCTCGGACGGTCATTGGCAATCTTTTAAAGTTCATGGTATCCCCTTGTTAGAGTTGGTCTTGGGCGCGGACCTTGCAGAGGGCCGCGATGAGGCAGTCGATGGAGTCGGCGTCCACGATCATCTCGGCACCCATGCGGTTCTCGATGACGTAGGTAATGTGGTCACCCTGCACGTTGCGACGGACGGTGCCATACACGAGGCGATTCTCGCCGGGCACATTTTTGTCGTAGACGGTCGAGGCGGAGTAGACGACCGGGGCGACGGGCTTGGTGTTTGGGCTGTGCTTGTTCATGTCGTGCTCCAGGTGTTTGGTTGGTATGGAGTCATTATGCGGGGAAATCCCCCAGCTGGGAGCCCCCTTTCCTCTATTTATTTCTATTATTTTCTAGATCTAGATCAAGAAAAATAAAATATAAGGAGAGTATAGGGTATAAGTCATTGATTCTGAAGGCATTCTAGGCCATCTAGGGGTTCTAGGGCGTTCTCGTGTCGGCCGGTCCCGCAGCAGCCTGGCCGATGCCGGCCGACTTCGAGGGGCGCGCCCCGGCCGTTTCCTGGGACAACGCCGAGCCGAAGCCCCGTACGACCCAAAAAGTCCCGAAAGCCAGACACACCTAGGCTTCAACTGTCTGGGCCGGCCTTTTTCGACGTCCAGGCGGCCTAGCTGCGATGGCTCACGGGGTTACGCCGGCCCAGGCCCCGGGGTAAACTCTGGTCTGAGAGCACGCGAGCGAACAGGCTCGCATGTCCCCTGCCGAGGCGTGACGTCGACGCGGGGCGACCGGTCGGGCGATCCGGCACCCTGTAAGACACCTCACTCAAAAACCCCGATAGGAGATTCAAATGGCATCAGTCACCCTGGTGGAAAGCGCCAAGCTGGCTCAGGACGAGCTGGCGGCAGGCGTCATCGAGAACATCATCACCGTCAACGAGCTCTTCGAGCTGCTGCCCTTCGACGGCATCGACGGCAACTCGCTGGCCTACAACCGCGAGAACGTCCTGGGCGACGTACAGATGGCAGGCGTCGGCGCCACCATCACCGCGAAGAACCCGGCGACCTTCACCAAGGTCAACTCGGGCCTGACCACCATCATCGGCGACGCCGAGGTCAACGGCCTGATCCAGGCCACCCGCTCCGGCGACGGCAACGACCAGACTGCGACCCAGATCGCCTCCAAGGCGAAGAGCTGCGGCCGCAAGTTCCAGGACCAGATGATCAACGGCGATGGCACCGGCGACAACCTGACCGGCATGCTGGGTCTGGCAGCAGCCGGCCAGGTCCTGCAGGCCAACAACAACGCGGCCAACGGCAACGCCCTGACCTTCGAGGACCTGGACGCGCTGATCGACATGGTGCTGGACAAGGACGGCCAGGTCGACTACCTGATGATGAACGGTCGCACCCGCCGTGCCTACCTGGCCCTGCTGCGTGCCCTGGGCGGCACCAGCCCGGGCGACATCTACGAGATGCCGTCGGGCAAGAAGATCCCGTCGTACCGTGGCATCCCGATCCTGCGCAATGACTGGATCCCGGTGAACCAGACCAAGGGTACCTCGACGAACTGCACCTCGGTCTTCGCGGGCACCTTCGACGACGGCAGCCGCACCCACGGCCTGGCCGGCCTGACGGCCCAGAAGGAGTCGGGCATCCACATCAAGTACGTCGGCGAGAAGGAGACGGCGGACGAGTCCATCACCCGCGTGGTGTGGTACTGCGGCCTGGCCCTGTTCTCCGAGAAGGGCCTGGCGGTCCTGAAGAACGTCACCAACTAAACGGCGGCTTGCCTTCTGGCCCCGGCAAGTCTACAATGGCTTCCGGGGCCATTTCACACCCAGAATAATATCGACCAACCCACAGAAGGAGGTATCGCACCATGTCGACAGTCACCCAGAAGTTTGTGCTGGTAGGAGCCCACAAGGGCAAGACCGTGGCGGTCAACGGCCACGAGTTCGTGGACGGCGAGTACGTGTTCCAGGGCAGCCACGAGAGCATGGCGACCCTGACCCGCATCTTCGCGTACTACGACGCCATCCCCGAGGAGCAGGCGATCGCCGCCGCGAAGGACGAGGAGCTCGCCAAGCTGCGCGCCCAGGTCGCCGCGGGCCAGAAGGCACAGGCGATGCCCGTGACCGCAGCCGCTGCAGCGGCCATCGTGGATGACGCGAAGCCGGCCGCAGCGGGTGCCCCCGCTGCTGTTGCTGCTGCTGCTGCAGCCGCTGACGCGGCTGGCAAGCTGCCGCTGGCCGAGGCGATCGGCCAGCTGAACCCGGAGCTCGACGAGCACTGG